AAGTCGTAATAACCGAGCAAATCTATCACATGAATATTTCTATTCAAGGAAGTATCATTAACAGTGATAATATTGTGAGTGAAAGCCCCCCCGGAGGGGAGGGGATCACCCTAACTATTGCTCCTAGGGTCATGGAGCCTGGTGTCACTGAGCCACCAGTCGACAATAAGGTGTTGTCGAGTAAAAGAGCTCACGGGCTACTCCGTGGTTTGTTGTTGATATTACAGCACCACGATGCCCCCAAAGCGGTTCTGGATTCGTTCCAGACGCAAGCTATGGCCTATCTCGATGTCGAGTCAGAGGCCATCTTCTTCAAAAGAGCCAAGTTTCTTACATTGGCTCCCATGGCAAGATACTTAAAGTGCGAGGCACCTAAGTCTCCAGATGTTGCGTTTCAAGCATCTGGCCACTGGAAACGGTGGAGCCATTCACGATTGAACGTGTTCAATCGGCGGAATACCCATTTATGGTACTCCCTCCTACAGGGCAAGCGCTGCGCTTTGCCTGCTTCGGACGCATTGGTGTTAACCACGTACGAAGACCATCGGGAGGCTATGAATCTGGATGATCCAATTGACGCCGAGACATTTCAACTCGTAATGAAGGAGTTAGAACCTATTCTAAAGCGGATTCAGAATCGCCTGGTTGGTTTGTACGATACCAACCGTTACCTAGAAACAGATGAGGAAGACTCATGGTTTGTAGGTGATAGGGAAGTTCGACATGTCGCGTCCACACGCGCGTGCTTCGAAGCCTCCAGGGACAAGGGTGGACAGCTGGGCTACATCGCCAGTCTCTGCCCCCGAGTTCAATCAATGAACCCGTCCAACCCGGTTTCTGACCGGGTGCTGCCAGATCTTAAACGTATGCGTTATTATCCGGTGGCAGTCGTTCGAGGTGTTGTTCGATACAACGTCCTGATCGAGGAGTATGATTATCCTGATGGCGAAATCGCCTGGAGGGATACCATACAGAAGGAATCAGTTAAGTTTACGGGTGGAATCCGTTGTAAAGCGACTATTCAAGCCGTACTTGAACCTCTTAAAGTCCGCGTTATTTCGAAAGGAAACGCGGTACCCTATTACATAAGCAAGCCGTTACAGCAAGCTATGCATGGGATCATGAGGGAAATGAACTGTTTCCGACTCATCGGGAGACCCCTGTGTCCAACCGATCTGAACGATTTGGAAGCCAATCGTTGTATACTCGGATCCGGCCGTTATGAGTGGTTCTCAATAGACTACTCGGCCGCCACTGACAAACTTAGTGCATCTTTGTCAGCTGCAATCCTGTCTCGTATAATTAAGGGACAGGACCCGCTCCTCCAGGAAGTGTGGCGCTCGGTACTTGCGCCACATACCTGTCGGTACCCTTTTCCATTCAGTGAGGTTGTGAAACCCGTTGAACAGAAAAATGGTCAGCTTATGGGATCGATCCTATCTTTCCCAATTTTGTGTCTAGCAAATCTTGGATTATATCTCGCAAACATTGCAGAAGATACAAGACCTTTGAAAGACAAGCTGAACGGTGTGCTTGTGAACGGAGATGACATGCTTTATGTTGCAAAGCAGTCAATGTGGAAACCACACGTTGAACTAGGCAACCGCGTGGGCTTGACAATGTCGCCCGGCAAAGCGTATCATCATCAGACATATGCAAACGCGAATTCCGCCTGCTATCACCTCGACTTGTACAATCGTCGAGCGACCCCTTACAGTATCCCATTTTTGAATGTTGG